GTAACTTTTGGCTCTTGTGCGTTACCCGCTGCCGGAGCAGCTGTGAACTTGCCTTGAGTAGCAGATGCCAATTCTCTGGACTGTTTTTCGTTTTCCGCAGGGTTAAACCCTAGGTTACTTTGCGTACCATAACCTTTAAAGATATTTTCGTTAATACTTGAGACAAATTCGTTGGATACTTCTTTCATAATGGAATATTTCCTATTTTATATACTCAGGAAGTATAGTTTTGACATTAGATATTTAATAGAATGCTTGACCAAGACCACGTAGAGTCCATTGGACAAAATAAAATTATAGGACTTGTAGGAGATAAAAGATTTCCTTTCAAGAGTGGGGGGAAATCTATAACCGCGAGGAAAGAGGGTCTCACGCATATAAAAAATATTTTAATCCAGCTAAACCCAAAAAAAATCTACCTCACTCCAGACAGAGGGTTTGAAGAGCTAGTAGTACCTCTTCTTAATTTTATGGAAATACCCTACGTCGTGGTTAATCCGTACAAAGGTTATTTTGACAATGTTGAGGCTTCCTCTAAAATCAAGCTATTAGTGGCTTTGGAGAGTAGCAAAGCTGTTGTTACAGTAGGGAACAAACCTAAGACTGTTTTAGAACATGAGAATTGTCAGAGGGAAAGTGTTGATTTTATTTACGATATATCGGATCTTGTAATTTGTATACATGGAGGAGGTAGGAATTTTAAACTAGAAAGAATACAAAAACGTATAGATTCCGAAACAAAATTAATAGTTTTAAATTTTATTAACCCCATCGACTGTTAATGGCAAGTGATCGGCAAATGCAATTTGAAAGGCTTTTCTATTTTCATGCCAGGAATCCCTCCCAGCTAAGTTTCCCAAGGACTCATGAACCAGTTGAATCGGGATAGTATAGTTTTTCTTTCCTTTAAGCGTAGTTTGGGACGTGTAGTAAATATCGTAAAAATCCCAATCCCCTGAGAAAACCTTGGGTTTGTTCATGTTTATGGAGTATAAAGTAGCTCCAGTGGCACATAAAAATAAACCGTCTAAGACTGCTACTGTGCCATAAGGACCGTAATTATTCCCAAATAAATTTTCTTTTTGTTTATTTCCGTGAAACACATACCCAGAAAGAGGATTCATATATTCAGTCTTTTTATTTAAATCTTCCCACCACACACAAGAGTGTTTTAAGAGTCTGGTCCCCGCAACCCCCAAAAACCCGGTATCAACCTTCTTTAGTTTCCTGTCAATAAAGTAATTAAAATGATGTTTGTCTGTTAATACTTCAATATCATCGTGGCACATTATAACATAGTCTTCGGCAGCAACTTCTGACATCTCCAAACCTGCGCAAAAGGCTTTAAAGATAGAGGAATATCCATTTAACACAACGACTTCCCACCCTGCGGATTTTAAAAAATCTGTTATGGGTTGAGGTTCTACTGCTTCTCGAGTTGGGATAAATGCGACTTTTTTCAATTTCTATATACTTTAGAGCTATAATGAATTATAAATGAGTTTGACTAAACAACAAATCTCGGATGAAATACATAAGTGTTCAGAAGATCCAGTGTATTTTATTAGGAAATATGTGTTTATTGAACACCCTATTAAAGGCATTGTGCCTTTTGATTTGTACAGATTTCAAGAAAAAATTGTAAATGAAGTTCTGGAAAATAGATTTAATATCATACGAAAATTTAGACAAGCGGGCATTACCACCATTTGTGCTGCATACTCGTTATGGTCAATAATATTTAAAAACAATCACCACGTTATGGTTGTTTCTATTGGGGACAGGGAATCCACTGCATTTCTCAGACGCGTTATGCTGATGTATGAAGACCTTCCCGGATGGTTACGTCCTTCCGTCAAAGAAAAAAACAAACATTCTCTGCACCTAAGTACTGATAGCAGGGTAAGATCTCAACCAGCGGGAGCTGGTCGTGGTGAGTCAGTCTCTCACTTGATAGTAGATGAAGCCGCTTTTATTGATAAAATGAGAGACTTTTGGGCGGCAATTTACCCCACCATTTCCACTGGAGGAAAGGCAACACTCATCTCTACAGTTAATGGAATGTCTAACCTATATTATGAAATCTATAGAGACGCAGAGGAAAAAAGAAATTCATTCAATGTGGTAGACTTAAACTGGAGAGAACACCCAGAATACACCGAAGAATGGTCAAAAGAGCACAGACCAATCATTGGAGAGAGGATGTGGCTTCAAGAGTACGAGTGTGAGTTTTTGGGTACTGGGGATACGTTTATCGATAGACACACTCTTCAAAGGCTTAACGATAACGTTGATGGGAATTACCGTCTGGCATACTCAAACCGTATGAGGATATTTAAAGACCCCGACCCATTTTACACCTATGTTATGGGGGTAGATTCATCTTATGGTAGAGATCGAGACCATTCGGCCTTTCATATAATCAATACTTACACAGGCGAACAAGTTGCTGAATTTTACTCTAATAAAACCCCCCTTAGTGAATTTGCTAAAATAATATCTTCCGAGGGGAATCGATACAATACCGCTCATGTGGTAGTGGAGAGAAATGGACTTGGTATCCCACTCATTGAGGAATTGTTCGACAGCTTAGAGTACGAAAATTTGTGGATGGATGATAAAGGAGAATTTGGAATTCAAATCACACAAAAGATTAGAGAAGGGGTTCTCGCATCCTTAGAAGAGTTTTTAAGAGCCTCTAAGATACGTATTAATTCAGAGAGGACTGTAGGAGAGCTTTTAACCTTTATCATAACTGAAAATGGGAAAGTGGAAGCCGACGAGGGGTACAACGATGACTTGGTTATGAGTCTAGCTTTAGCTTGTTACTGTTCAGAGGAAATTGTAAACACTTCTCCCGTTGTTAACATCGATAACAGAAAGTACGGAAATAAAGATCAAAAGGATCAAGATAATTTTAAAGTTCCTATCCATATTCCAAATGGCAAGGATAAATATAAAGAGGACATCTCGTGGGTGATCAAATAGACAAGAATAATTTAAACGAGTCATATACCGACTTTTCAAATCCAAGGGGTAATGTGGCAGGACAGCCCATTTCCCGGCTGTCAGCATGGTTTAATAAATTCTTTGGTGTTCAAACCAAGGGAAGACCTACCGAGAAAGGTGGGAGACTAGCTGGAGACACCCTGAAGAGTGACGATACTTTTGGGGGGGTTCCCGGTTTTGGCGTCTCTAGAGGAATTGCAAAAATTCCAGCCGTAGAGTACGACAGAAAGCGTCGATACAAGGAATACGAAAAGATGGACGATTACCCCGAAATCGCCGCTGCTTTGGATATCTACTCGGACGATGGAACGCAGAAAACAATAACCGGGAACATTTTTGAGATCGAGTGTGATAACGCCACCATAAAAGAAGAGGTGAAAAGATTTCTTAACCATATACGAGCTCGAGAGTTTATTTGGGATATTGTTAGAAATGTTTGTAAATACGGAGATTGTTTCATAGAAAACATCATTGATTTGAACAACACTAAAGCAGGTGTTCAACGGATTAAGGTTTTAAACCCTAACTTTATTTTTAGAGTTGAAAATAAGTACGGGTATTTGAAGGAATTCTTACAGGAGGTTCCAGACAGTAACGCTTCGTTTGATTCTGCACAACTGGAAGGCGGTGGAGGAACAGGAAAGTTTTTAAAACTAAGCAAGGAACAGATTGTCCACTTTAGAATTCACAGCTCTGATCCGAATTTTTACCCTTACGGCAAATCAATTCTCCAACCTGGTATTCGAGCCTGGAAATCATTGGTAGTTATGGAAGATGCCATGCTTATCTACCGATTAGCCAGAGCTCCAGAACGTCGTGTTTTCTATGTCGATATTGGAAATATGCCTACCTCCAAAGCTGAGACCTACATGGAACGGCTCAAGGCTAAATTTAGAAAGGAAAAATTTTGGGATTCCACTACAGGTACAATTAATGAAAGATACAACCCAATGGCTCCCGAGGAAGATTTCTTTGTTCCAACAAGAAGTAACAGCAATACCAAAATTGAAACTCTTCCAGGCGCACAAAACCTAGGGGAGACCGACGATGTCAAATATTTCCGCGATAAACTTTTAGCTGCTCTGAAAGTGCCCAAGGATTATATCGTAGAAAAAGATAATACGCCAGAAAGAAAAGCAAATCTTTCTCAACTGGATGTTAAATTTGCTAGAGCTGTAACTAGAATACAAAGGGAAATTGAAATAGGACTTAACAACCTAACGAGAAGACACCTTAAGCTTAAGAATTTTCCAGAGCATGCACTTAAAGAAGTAGAGGTAACCTTGTGCCCTCCTTCCGACATGTTTGAAAAGAGAAGGTTGGAGTTAGATGAGCAAAAAACACGAGTTGTGCAAGCTGTTAAGGGCTTGCAACTGTTCTCAGATGATCATTTGTACAAAAATTATTATCAGATGAGTGAAAACGAAATTGAGAACATGAAATCAGAAGTAAAGGAAATGCTTGATGCAGAACAGGAAATGATGCAGCAAGATCCCGGAGCTATCGGAGCCCCTCCTATGCAGGGAGGTCCTCCAATGGGTCCACCACCAGAAGGGGAAGAGGATGCTCCCCCAGGTGCCGCAGAAGCGGCTGGGGATGAAACTATCGAGGCTGAGGCGCCAAAGGCGGCAGCTAAGGTATAATTATTTTGTAAAAGAAAACAATCACACTAGAGTATATAAAATAGGATTAAGTTATGCTATTAGAGAAACGAAACAAAGATCTCACGAACTTGCACAAAGCTGCTGATTACCTCAGCAGATCTTTACGAGAAAATTTACAGATTTTTTCTGTGGATTCCTCTGACAAAAAGGTTCATTTTCTTTCGGAGAGAAACTCCATGATTTCGTGTAACTACGAAGTCCGGGATTCTAAACTGGCGTTGAAAAACTTTGGTATTGAATCAGTAGATGATTTTATTTCCACCAGTAAGGTTGATGACCACATAAAGGAGTCCATTGATTCTTTTATCGGGTCACTACAAGAGGATCGTTTTGATAAGGCGGACACCTCTTTCGAGGATATAATTGGACTTTTTGAGCAAAGAAACGGCGCTAAAGGACTGCAGGTCAAAGTTGAGAAGTGCCTAGATCCTATTGCCGGAAAAACTGAGATTTTGGACTCCAGGGAGTTTAAAAAGTTGGAAGAGGTTAAACCTTTGGTGGTTAACTTCTTACGAGATAATCAAGATAAAATTATTGAGAATTCCGACATGCTCAACAGTGTAAAGGTAAGCAATGCCATTGACAAAGCTTTTTCTGTTGATCGCACAAATTACGATTCCTTAAAGGAAGTTGACATGTTTGTGGTCGATCTTTGTGATGGGCAATCTCTATATGAGATGATTTGCCACCAAGAATTGATCAGCCAAGAGTTGTTAGATGCCAAAAAATCATTCTCTACAGTTTGGATTTCTAATGATAAGATACAAAATTTAGCATCTATGATCTATGCAAAATCAGATGCTGTCAAGGAAGCTCTTTCTGAGACAATACAAGAAGTTCCGTACTTTGCATTTGCCCCTAAGAGCGAGATTCAAGAAATGCTAACATCCATTTACGAGGTTAACTCTAATGATCTTATCTCTAAGAAAGATATTAAAGGGTTCACAAAGACCTTGTTCGAGGCTAAAAAACCCGCAAAGGAACAAATTACACAAGCTTTAAATGAAAATTACGGGATTAATGTTACAAACTTGAAGTTTGTTCCAACTTTCAGTAATCTAGCCAAAACCCAATCAGTCTTCTTTGAAGTACTTTCGCTTCTAAGTAAAGACGAGGGAGTCGTACACGACGTATCCAGAGATTTTGCGAAGTTCGTTTCTAAAAAGGGTGGTGTAGAAACTTTGGATGTTAATGACTACGTAAACTCGTGTCTTTCGGAAGCAGGACTTGATCTTATTGACGAGAGTCTTTTAGCGAACTATATCAACGTACCGAAACTTACTAAGGATTTAGCCGCTCTCAAAACACTTCTAGGTGTTGACGGGGGAGAAGGTGTTGGTGTAGGTGCAGAGGGTCCTCCCTCCCCTTTGGAGGTAGAAGGTGAAGAGGATATCGAAGAAGAGGGAGAAGGGATTGATGGTCCCGACGAGGAGTTCCCAGTAACTGACCAAGACGCCCAGGCTGGTCCTGGCGAAGAATCCGAGGTTGCAGTAGACGACGAAGAACCTTTTGAAGGGGAAAACGGTGAAGCTCAACCCGAGGAAAAGTTTGGTAACGGCGAAGCCCAGCCAGAAGAGAAGTTCGGTAACGGCGGAGATGAAGCTCCTGTAGGAGACGATTCTGTTGAGTCTGGAGGCACTGGGTCGGAGGAGCGACATGCGGACGCATCCAAGCTAGTTGCGGACTTAGAAGCCCTTGTAAAGGGCATGGGAGTCAACTCAGAAGAAGACGTAGAAGACGAAGAGCAATACGGCGCTTAGTCTAAAATATATCCCTGCTTAACCCAACGAAGAAGGTGTTTTTGATGCTTATCTTTCATGTTGAGAAGTTCTACTAGAATCGTTTCTAGTTCAGATACCGACTCTTCCGTTATAACCTTTCTTTCTTCTAAGATGGAGAGCCTACGTGCTATAATTTTTATAGTTTCTTTATCATTATCTGAAAATGTATTGATTTTCTGTTCTTTATCTTTTTTTGATTGCATGTGTTGTTACGTTAAAATTTAAGGATTTGTAAGCATTTACCCTAGAGATTGCATGTTTTTCTAGGTAAGGAGCTTTGTCTAGAAAATCATATATATACACCTGGTTTTTATTCTCATGTTTCCTGAGAGTCCGTCCTAATGCTTGAATAGTTGCTATTTCACTCTTTAAGCCTCTGGCATTGATTAAATGGGTCAACTCTGGAATGTCTACACCCGTTTGAAATATAATAGTTCCTATTATAAAAGAAGGTCCTTCCTCCTTTACGAATTTTTCTAGAACTTCTTCTCTTTGTAGTAAACCATCCTTCCCTTCTAATTTGTAAGAATTTGGTATGAGGGCCTGTAGGAGTTTAGCATGTTCTAGGTTTTTAGTGAGGATAAGCACCTTAGCTTTCTTTGAAGAAATATTTTTACAAATTTCTGCTATAAAATCGTTTCTAAGAGTGTTATTAATAATATACGAGTCGTATACCTCGGGATAAGACATGCCTTTATATTTTTCCAACTCTTCATCAGGCAACGTGAGCACTTCAATAGAGGGAAGTGTCAAGTACCCCTCCTTAACTAAATCGTCTGCTGTGACGAATTCTATTTGCTTACCTAGAAATGAGCAAACAGAAAGCTTCGAGAATTTTTCAGTTGGCGGAGTTGCAGACATTCCAATTCGAACACAGGCATTAGGGAATGACTTTAGTACCTTTGAAGCAACTTTTCCTTTGGAGAACTCGTGTATTTCATCAAAAACTATGAATTCAGAGGATGTTAAATGGGAATCTATAACCTTGTCTATGGATTGAATTGTACACAAAGTAAGGGGTTTAATATCAACACCGTCCCCAAAAGCAACTCCACATTCTATTCCATGCTCCGTTAGGAATTTATAAGTCTGGTACAGTAATTGTTTTTTGTTAAAGAACACTAAGCCAGTTTTACCCTTCAAAGCGTTTAGAATGGAAGCGAGAATTATGGTCTTTCCGGCCCCCGTAGGAGCCTTTATTATGCAAGATTTAAGCTTTAAAGCTTGTTTTGCTAAGGTTTCCTGATAGTCCCTGAAATCTATACCTTCCACCGAAGAGCTTGAATATTCTAGTTTTGTGCGATTATCTACGATTGAATATTCAATATCTAAATACTCTAGGTCTTCGGTTATGGTCGTAAGTAATCCTGTTCCAAATTTCCCAGAGGTACCATTGAAGAAATACTTATAGCCATTCCACTGACCTCTCTTATATGCCGGAGTAAATTCATACCCCGGGGCTCTTGCTCTGTATTTTTTAGCCAAGGCCTTTTTTAAGTCCTTATTGCTTGTCTTGAGAACAGAGTAAATATTTGAGACAAATATTTTCATAACGTATTATTCCACACTATTATAGTAATAAACTTACTTTTTTATCATGTCAGAACCCGAAAAAACAATCATAGATCTAGCTCGCGAGAGAAATATACCTAAAGGTGATGAGCCAAAAACAGCTCCCAGACCTCAAATGAGAAGAGATCAGGAATCCGAAGCATCTGATATTAAGGATGCTATTTCAGACCTTCTAAAGAAGGTGGAAAGCAAAAAAGGATGGAGTACGATAGAGTTGCCGACGAGAGGGGTTTTCAACAACGGAATTAAAGAAGTTAGAATTCGTCCGTTTACATATGAAGACGAACGAATTCTAAGGTCAGTGACGAAGGTTAATGACGGAGTTAGAGCCGTAAGCACTTTAATGGAAAGATGCGTAGAAGGAATTCCGTACGAAGAGCTGTCTCTATACGACAAACAATTTTTACTGTTTAAGCTGAGAGAGATTTCTTACGGGAATGAATACCCGGTAGAGATCGAATGCCGGAGTTGTGGAGAGGAAAACTCATTAGCCGTTGAACTTGACAAACTAGGTGTTAACTATGTAGATCCTGATCTTGAACACCCAACCCCAGTATTTTTGCCAGATTCGGAAGTTACGGCTTACGTTAAATGTCCTAGAGCTAAAGACGAAGCAATTCTCTCCAATCCAGCCGCACTGACGGATGCTTTGTGGAAGTTTGTGGAAAAAATTGAAACTTATAACGACAGAGGGGTTATACAAGGATTTTTAACTAAAACAACTGCAAAGGATATTACTAAACTCAGGCAGTCAATTTTCTCCCAAGGTATTGGCTTAAATTTGGATGTTCGATTTGTGTGTAAACATTGTGGCGCAGACGAGCTCTTAACGCTCCCCATAAATGAAAGTTTTTTTTCAGTGAGCTAGAAGAGCGGCATAAAATAGATGCCGGAGAACATGAAGCCTACCTTCTAGCTCATAGGTGTGGTTTCACCTTTCATGACATATTAGAAATGACATTAATCGAAAGGGAGAAATTTATCAAGATGAGAGTAAAGGAAGCTGAGAAGGAAGAAGAAGCCATGAAAAAGTAGTGCAAGCAGGGTATATAAAATGAATACTTATGGCACTCCTAAATGATATTACTGTAATTCCTAGATGGGAAAGACCGTCCCCTACGGATGATGTCTACCTAGAAATGTTCTATATGAAAGGGGGTACCCTTTCTGATGTCTACGCTTTAAGTAGTGTATACGTGTTTAAAGATACCGACAACGGAAACTCAGCAGTTTGGCTTGGTACTGGCTCTGAATGGCCTGTAGGAAGAAATGGGTTGGTCGCGTCAAGTTATTATCGCCTTGGTCCTCAGATGGTCTTTAACAATATCCAGTTCGATGAGGACAACGCCTCTACGATTAAAACCCATATCACTAACCCAGATGAGGACAAGTTTTTAGTTACTAATTTTAAAGCTGCGAGCCTGACGGCTCCCGAAAACACAAATAGTGCTAGTGGAATATTTAGAATAGGGGCTGGGCATTATGGAGTAGTTCTTAGACCTGGCGTTCAGTATCAAAACTGGGATAATATCGAGGGCACAAATAAGATTCTAGGGTTTTCTGCCAATACTGCAAGTACTGTAACCTCATATTTCGATATTTGGACTGTACAGGACACAGCAGAGTCAACACCTAGAACTATTATCCACTCCTTTACTCTTGAAGGTGCGGGTCATTCGAACGTGGTAACGCTGACGGAGCCCTTAATGGTAAACACCAGGCAAAGTCTTGCGCAAAAATACATTAACCGGGGGAGCTTAGAAAAACTTCAGATTAAGACCGACTATGTCGTTGTAAACCGGAATGTAGGGCAAGACGTAAAAAACATCTTCAAAGACGGAATCCTTGAAAACGCGGCAATACGAATTATAAAAGTGTCTGATCAAACCAGCACAGGACTCCCATTCCAGCTAATCAAGGATTGGTCAGAAACTAAGCCTGCAATCCAAACAGATTCCGCCGACACCATTATGTACAACTGGGAAACTTCAGGATTACAAACTGGAACTTACCAAGTTCAAGCAAGTAGCACAGTACTAGATGGGAGAGTTATGAGTGACCAATTCCACGTAGTCTTGAGGTAATTTGGTATTTATAATCTAACTTCTGTACGTTCTCATTAACGAAGTTTCTAATATCTTTCTTTGATGCAGAGACGTAGAAGTCGTTCCAGTCTTTGAACCTTTCGGGAGGTTGAACAACGTAAGGAGAGGGCATGTTTAGCTTTTTACTAAGATGCAAGGATTTACGAAGTCCTTCCCTTCCAGCATCATCGTTGTCGAAAGAGAATACAATATTTTTGAAAGACCTCTTAAGCTCTAAAAGTTGATGTCTTGACAGGAAGCTTCCTTGGATGCTAGTAGCATTAACTCCCGACTCTTGCAAAGTGATGGCATCTAGGGGGCCTTCTGTAAGCACGACATAGGACATGTTAGAGCTGCAGGGGTATAGAACCTCGGAGGACTTTACCCCGTGATTTTTATACGTAGGGTTTAGGTACTTCATACCACTTTCAATCATTTGGCGTGCTTGAAAATAGAAAAACCCTTTATCGTCCTCATAGGGAATGACAAGGCGATTAGCGTATTTCCCAGAAGACGCAAAATAGAATCTATTCTCGGGGAGCTTTCTATTTTTTACAAATCTTTTAGCGATTAACGCAGAGATGCTGGGAGATTTTGTGCTTATTTCGGAGAGAGGCTTAAAATTTACAAATTCTTCTTTTACGTTATTCGGAGAGCTGATTGCGACTTGTTTTTTTCTTGGAGGCATTAGCAAGGAAGAAGGGTCAGAAATCAGTTTCTTCCCTACAAACTTAAAAGCTTCATCGTAGCTTATTTCATCACACAGAGACACTAACTGGATAAAGTCGCCAGACTCTTTGGTTTTAAAACATTGCCAAAGACCAGTCTCCATGTTAATGGACATGTGCTGTTTCCTGTCATTGTAGAACAGTGATTTTGTGATAAATTCATCAACTGTAACGGTATAATCTGTGAATTTTTCGAATAAATACTCTTTAATAACTGTAGTAGGTATTTTCATAATGTTTATAAATAAAGCGTCTCCTTCTAAGATTAAAGCATACGATGAGTGTAAAAAGAAGTATAAATTTAAATATATTGATTATTTGAAAGATATCTACAACGAAAACTCGAACACAGACGCATTGCAGTTTGGTTCCTATATCCATAGAATACTTGAACTTGGGTATAATGCATCTTCCGTGGAAGAACTACAAGAAATAGCTCGAGACTGTAGAGATAATTATAGTTTTCCGAAGAGTAGGGATAAAGGAGTTGAAAAGATACTAAAGAACTTTCTAAAGTTTAACTCTCAACTTCATGAACATGTAAGTAGTGAATTAGCCTTTGAAATCGAAATGAAGGATGAATACAAGCTTAACGGTATCATCGATAGAATAGTAAAAGGAAAAACAGGTAAATACCTAGTAATCGATTACAAGACCAGTAAAAGAGCAGCTACTTCAACCGATTTATATAAGGATCCACAGCTTATTATGTATGCGTATGCTGTATCTAAGATGTATAATGTTCCCTTAGATGATATTACAGTATCTCACTATTATCCTCATATGGATAAGCTGGTCTCATTAAAATATGGGAAAACCCAAATAGGGCAGTTTCTAACTGTTTTAAATAAGAAAATTTGGGAAATAAGGAAAAAGAAGAAGACTGAATTTAAAGCATCCCAAAACATGTTCTGTAACTGGTGTCAGTATAAGGAATTATGTCCAGAGTTTGGTGGAACACAAAAGATGCTTGAAGAAGCCTTAAGCAAGGAAAAGACTAAGAGAGCTCAATCTAAAATTACTAAAGGGTAATATAAGGATAAGTCTATTAAAGAGAAGAATTCTCTTACTTCTTTTTCAGAATATTTATGCTGTTTCAGGTATAAAGACCTTATACTAGACCTGGTTACAGGTTTTCTATTTTTTAAAGCTTTCAAAAGTCTATTTTGGAATATAGATACAAAGTTAGAAGAAAACCTATATCTCCACTTTTCTTCAAACTCATCAGAAAGAGCATAGTTAACTTGTTCTAACAACTCTTTAAGTTCTAATTCTAATTCCGAAACGTCCATGTATAAGTAGCTTATCTACTTTACATGCTTTCTTTTTTTTGATTTTATATATAATATATTATATTACAGAACTTTGTATTTCATATGAACCGTAAATCTTCAAAAAACTTTTCACCGACCAACTTGAACTTTAAAAGAGGGAAAAGCAAAATCAATGAACTTCCTCCAGGTATGTCAACCGATGTATTGGTTAGACCTACAAAATTAGAATCTGTTAGGGGGAACTTGATAACCTTTAGGTACAATAGTCCAACATCAGTAACACCAAATCCTCTTGTTTTGGTGACAGTTAGAAAAGGAAGGAATGGGAAATGGTTTAAGTTTAGAGGTGCTAATGTGCGCCAAAATACATACATTCAAGGTTTAGTGCTAAACGATGTTACTGATTTTTTGAAAGCTTACATGATCAAAAGGTTTTCAAGAGAGGGCTTTCTAACTTATCATGAGTTAAAAACCGCTAACAGCATGACTAAGGCAAATTTCAGAGTTTACAATGATAGATATATACAAGAGATGAAAGTTGTAAATGCACTACAGTTCGTTAAAAACCAGCTAGGAGAAATATAGGATGGCAGAAGAAGCAAGAGACGAACTTGGTAATAACCTTAGTCAGCTAGAGCAGACTCTTGGACAGGTAGGTGCTCGCCTATCCCATGGGTGGAGCATAGGAAGGTCTTTATCAACTTCTATTGCAGCTAATAATGGAAATCTTAGGTCTTTAGGGGCTATAACTCTCATAATGGGTGACGCTCTTAATGAGGCTATTAAAGAGCAGAGGAATCTGGCATCCGTAATGACTAGGACAGGACGGAAACGAGGCTTCTTTTCAGAGAAACTCGTGGCGTCCTTACAGATGAATGGGGTTTCTTTTTCGGAAGCCGTACAGGTTTTCAATGCAACTTTCACGGCTGGCCTCAATAAAAGCGACAGAACTACACTCAAATTAATGGGTGAGATGCAACTTTTGGGGGTTGATGTTAGAAAAGCCGCAGCTATGGTTGCGATGAACAGGCACGTCCTGGGCCTGAACGTACAAGAAAGTGAAAAGCTTATAAAAACAACCGTGGCTACTGCCGCTCAGTACCACATTTCTACGGAGGCAGTTATATCGGCAATAACTTCACTAAGGGAAACTTTAAAAACCACAACGGTGACATACGGTCCCGCAGTAGCAAAAGCCATGCAACAAGCAATGCCTCATTTACTTGGCATGTTTGGACAGGAATCTGGGGCTGAGATCTCCAGGGTTATGAGCGCTCTTCTAGGTGGAGGACCTCAACAGGCGCAGCTGGCTGCTAAACTTGGAATTCCTCTTGAGGATCTTCAAGGCGCTGATACCACTCGAGAGGTTATATCATTAGTAAGACGCGCAGTATCCCAAATGGATAGTCTTGTAGCTCCTCTAAGAGGGCGTGCCGGTTCAGAGTTCTCTATAAATGCCATGGTCAAGGCCTTTGGTAATGTTCCAGAGCTTGCACTGCTAGGAAGAAGGGTAGGTCAGATGACTCAAACCCAGAAGGAGGAAGCAATGGTACAAGCTTACAACAGTATGGTAGCGCAGCAGCAGCGCGAAACCCTCGTGTCTTTCTTTAACGATTTTAAAACCTCAGTAACAACTATGATACTTCCTATTATTAATGCTATTAGTTTCGTTCTGGGAGGGATATCAGATGTTATTAAGGCAATATCCGGTGATACTATGACTTTGGGGAGAACGGTAGGGAACATCCTTACTATCATGATTCTCGGAAAAATATGGAAAGGGATTTCTGCAAATCTTGAAAAGGTTGTGTTGTACCTTATGGCACGCAAAGGGGTGGCCGGGGCCGGAATCCTTATGCGGGGGGGCACTTATGGAAACAAGGCGCTCAAGGGCGCTAAGTGGGGGACGGGAGCCAGAATAACGACGGCAGGATTTGCGAAATTTGGCAAAGCGTTTGGCAACGTAGGATCCAAGCTAATGGGTCCCTGGGGTATAGGCATCGCCGTCGCCGCTACGATAATTCCCTCCATGATCGCAAAACTAACGGGAAAAAATGACCAAATGTTAGATGAACAAAAAAAACAAACTGAGCTAATGGAGAAGGAATCTAGCCGACAAAGCTCCTATATGGAGGACAGGATATCAGAGGCTATAGCCCTACTAAGCGTTTTAAGTGAGACTCAAATAGAGGGGATGAGAGCTCAAAACCCATTACTGGACCAAATTGCAGTAGCTACTGGAGAGTCGGCAATCGCACAAAAGTTAAATTCAGAAAATTTTCAACAGCCAATAACTCGCCCACCACTTTCAAAATCAATAAGTGATACCGAAGGAGGAGGGGGAACCGAACTAGCACAATGAGCCTCGCCTTAGATCCAGTCACTGAATACCAGAGAGCAGTAGGAGCTTCCATACAAGCTCATAGAGATGCAGATGGAGGAGGCCCTCTTCTAACTACTTACTTGCAGAATGTAATTGATTTTGTTGGGCAACATAAGGAGACTTCCAAAGAGAATGCAAAGTACAAGGAAGAAGGGGATGAGGGTATTTTTGCACAGCTTAATAACCTAAGTCAGATGGCTGGGTTGGGAACCATAATACCCTCGATTCCTTTCATAGGAGGAACTACCCTAGGGTTTGGATCTCCTTCGGATATGTGGGCACAGGCGAAAAGAACTGCAGAAGGGTTGTTTACGACTGAAATTTTCGGAAGTCTCTTTAGACCGGAAACAATAGCCTGGGTGGAGGATAGGTATAACCAAGTTCTAGAGGAAAGAGGGTATTTAAAATTCCATTTTAACGATAACGCTACACCGCACACAGAGTTTACACTTCCGTTTTTTGAAAACCCAGATATTCAAGAATCTAGACAAGCTAAGTATGCTGTTAATGATATTATGAGTCGAAATGAGCCTTATAGGTTGTTTACGGGGGCTCAACCACGACAAGTACGACTGTCTTTCAAACTAACCCTTCCTCACATCTTTACTTTCGCTATGGCTACTAGAGTTAGGGAGGTCGAGAGAATAGTAAAGATGTGGAGTAGGACTGGAGGGTGGTCGAAATCTTGGCAGGACAGCGCACGGGAATTTCTGAACAATGAAATGTATCATGGCAAAGTATCCTTGTGGGAAGGTTACGATGAGGGTGCAGAACACTCTAAGATTCTTAAACGGGAAAGGGATGATGCTATAGCGAAAGTTAACGAATTTGCAGAGTGGCTACCAAAACAAGAGAATGCACCCTACTCAGAGGGGCAGTTGTATATGCAAGGAAAAATGTCTCAGTCTTATACGAATATGATAACGTATGTCCACCACTTAATTGAATGTATAAGATCTTCAGTTATTGGTGCCTCCAATCCTGGTCCCAAAAGACCAGGACCGCCAGTGGTCAGTTTGAAATTTGGGACGCTGTTCACTGGAGAGACGTTTACTGTGGATAGTTATGACATTCGTTTTGATGGGAAAGCTGGGTATAGCAACCTATCGCTGATACCTAGGGTTATACAAGTTTCTTTAGTATTGAAAAGCTACGGAAAGGCTTACGGGTGGGATGAAAGATTTGTGAGGATACCGTTAGGATAATATGGCAGGTGGAAAATCTAGATATAACGTTTTTGAGCCTAATTTTTTAGAGTTTAAAAATAAATCAACTAAAGAAATTGTTTCTTCAAGAGAGTGGGGGTCATATTGCAACAAACTTGCTTCTGAGCCTGCTAAGGTTATCGTTGTTCCTGCTGGTTTTGAGGGACGCCCCGATCTTCTCTCTTATGAAGTATACGGGAGTGTTGACTATTGGTGGGTTATTTGCGCAGCAAATAATATTATAGATCCTTTTGAGCAATTAACTGCTGGAAAACAAATAAGAATTCCTATAATTACAGTATAATGACTACGAATAAAGCGTATACCAAGAACTCACCTGTAGAAGTTAAATTAGGTATTTTTGGGAGAACAGGCAGTGATGGTTCTTTGCTTGAGGTTATTCCTTTAGAAGATTCCTTATTGAGTTTTTCCTACTCTCTGGTGGCCCCAACGGATAATGACGAGGAGCAATTCACATTTAAGATCGAGCTTGTGAATGTAGATGAGTTTGTAGAAAACACTATTCAGGATGTATACAGTCGAATGTATCGAAGTGTTCACTCCCCTCTTGGGAATGAGGACGACCTTAAAGTAATGCCTCAGATGTTTGTTCAGTGGGGTTACGGACCTAAGGAAGAAGATGGAAGGTCTACTGTTCACGTTGCAAATATCACAGATGTAAACTATAGGTTTACTTCCTTAAAGGAGAAAATAATTACTTTAGTGGGGAAGGATACCGCCCAAGGTGTGGAATCCTTATTGTCGGCTGCACATATCAAAAAAAGTGTGTCTTTATTTAGAGCGGAGGAGGTATCAAGTGGTGGATGGGTTAACAATCTAAAAAATGTAACCTCTGACATAATATTTCCGCTGATGGGTGACATCCTCAATAGTTGCCCTGGAGTTCGAGTTGGCATACAGCCTACGCAGAAAGATGTCGTTTTCGTCCAAGAACTCATAAAAAAGGCGTCTTTGCTCGACCAAAGAGAAATGCGAACTGTTATGGACAGACTCAAATACGAAACCGGATCTGAAGCAGACCGAGCCGCCATGCGGGCTCTCCTCAAAAAACAGGAAGGCACTCAAGAGATATACTCTTCTGAAAGCTGGGAAAAGTACAAAGAAGGGTCCATGCAAGTTAATTTCCTAAGCAAACTTGGATTCACTTTAACTCCTATAGTTCCTCAGGGTTACTATTTGTGGAGTTACAGCTTAAAGGGAAGCGGAGCTGCTGGCATAGTTACGGGAGCGATCGGTGCTGATATGCTAGGGCGTAATACAAAACGTATGGCAGCCGCAGCCTCAGAAACTACGGACAAACTTTACAGCCACCTCCTTGAAAAGCCGCTGAACGCTATGGAAAAGGAAGAAGGGTTACCGGTGACCGAACTGGAGGTAGGCATTGATGCCGTAGATATTGACGGCGGCCTCGGAGGTCACCAGCAAGGTGACAAGTTAGATATTTTATCGCGTCCGCGCGGGCTAATAAGTCAGTACACTCGAAACAAACTCACCTACTTTTTCAGCACCTTAGTTCCAGACGGCGGCAG